ACTTAGAAATGATGCTGGCAGATGCGGCAACATTTAGTCGTTGCCAAGCAATTTTTGACCATACATTATTTGATAGAAAACTACAACAAGCGGCAGAATTTATTGATCATTATGTTAAAGAACATAATGTAGTTCCTACAGAAGAAATTGTTAATGCGGCAACTAGCAGTAGTTTTAAAGTTCCACATGACTTGCGTGAGGAGCATTTTGATTGGTTAATGAATGATTTTGAAACATTTATTAGACATAAGGGTTTGGAAAAAGCCATCCTTGAATCCGCAGACATGTTGGAAAAAGGTGAGTATGGATCGGTAGAAGAAAAGATTAAGAAAGCAGTACAAATTGGTCTACAAAAAGACATGGGTACTGATTACTTTGATGATCCAAGAGCACGTTTGATGCGTATTAAAGATAAGAACGGACAGATTAGCACAGGCTGGAAAGCTGTTGATGATAAACTGTTTGGTGGAATGAATCGCGGTGAACTGAATATCTTTGCTGGTGGTTCTGGTGCAGGTAAGTCGTTATTCTTGGCGAACTTGGGCTTGAACTGGGCACTACAAGGTATGAATGTCGTGTATCTATCACTAGAACTTAGTGAAGAACTTGTGTCCATGCGTATGGATGCTATGTTAACTGGAATGCCAACAAAAGAGATCTTTAAACAGCTCGATGATGTTGAAATGAAAATTAAAATGATTGGCAAGAAAGCTGGCCAATTCCAAGTCAAGTATATGCCGTCTGGGAAGACCACAAATGACTTGCGTAGCTATCTTAAAGAGTATGAAATTAAGATGGGACGTAAAGTAGATGTACTATTAGTAGACTACTTGGACTTGTTAATGCCCATTGGTAAGAAAATTAGCGCAGAAAACTTATTCGTTAAAGACAAATATGTTTCAGAAGAATTGCGTAATTTAGCAATGGAAAAACAATGTATTCTAGTTACAGCGGCACAGTTAAACCGCGGTGCTGTTGAAGAAGTTGAATTTGACCACAGTCATATTTCAGGCGGACTTTCTAAGATTCAGACAGCAGATAATGTGTTTGGTATCTTTACAAGTCGTGCTATGCGTGAGCGTGGACGCTATCAAATTCAGTTAATGAAGACACGTTCTAGTAGCGGTGTCGGACAGAAAATTGACTTAGAATTTAACATTGACAGTTTGCGTATTACAGACTGCGAACAAGAAGATGGTTACGGCAATGGCGCACCAAGCGCAGGAAGCAGTTTGTTAGCAAGTATTAAACAACGTCAGACAACTGATGATCCAACCGATGGAGCACCTGTACCTAAGGTTAAAGCCAATGTTGAATCGAGCAAGTTGAGAGAACTTTTGAACAACTTACCTGGTGACGATGTCGTCTAAATCTGCTAAAATATGCTTAAGGAATAAATACGCATATAATTCAGCGGAGATATCATGGAGTTGCACCACATCAAGGATCTAAACGATCCACTAGTTAAAGTCATCAAGGACGATCCAGTTCGTCCACATATTCCTCTTGAACAAAGAGTAAACGACTTAGCGGAAATTCTTATCCTTAAAGCAGGAGAAGAAGTACTAGCGGCTACATGTATGCAATGGCTATCTGATATTCCAGAAGACGAACAAGATTTAATTGACATGGGACATACTAAAGATGTTGCTGTGTTTTACACCATCTGGAGTTACGCACCAGGCGCTGGAGCAACACTATTACAAGAAGCCGCTAAGTGGTTAAAAGCTGAATATCAAGAGCTAAAAGGTATTGTAACTCTAAGTCCGCAAACAGAAATGGCGAAACGTTTTCATTTGAAAAACGGTGCTAAAATCCGCAGACAGAACGAAACTAGCGTAAATTACGAGTACTACAGCAAGGACGTATAACGCTAAACAGGTTTTCTTTAATAGCATAAATACTAGTCATAGCAAAGGTTTATGTGATTAATGAAAACTGCACGTTCCATACGACTAAGTTCTACTAATACAGCATCGTTAACAGCTACATCAGCTCAAAACGGTGAAGTTTTTTACGACCAAACCAATAAAACCCTACGTCTCTTTGACGGTAGAACTAAGGGCGGATTCCAACTTTTACGTGCGGATTTATCCAACGTCACTGGTTCGTTTGGCATCAGCATTAGTGCAAGTCCTCCTGCAAATCCACAAGAAGGAACACAGTGGATTAAATCAACTACTGGTGTTCTTTATGTTTATTACGTTGATAATAACGGCGGGCATTGGATTCAACCAGTAACTAAACCAGTTGGTGAATTAATTGTTGTACCTACTTTAATTCAAGCCACATTATTCAGCGCAGGTGCGGTACAGCCAGACGGTACAAGTATTACCATCGACTCGGACGGTGTTATCAGTGCAGTATTTGGAAGTCCTGCATACTTTAATTCGTCACTAGTTGGCTATCCGGAAATTCAATTACCTGCCAACGAACTTAATGTTATTAACGGTGCAACTGGAACAGTTGCGCACGATGTAGCAGCCTCAGGTACAACTTTTTATCATACAAACGTTGCTGATAACTTTACAGCAAACTTTGTAAATATGCCAACAACTAACAATAGATCTACAACAGTTTCGTTAGTTATTGCACAAAACAATCCAGCTTTTATAGCAAGTAGTGTTCAGATTAATGGAGTAACACAAACTCTAAATTGGATCGACGGTGTCGTTCCTCAAGGCACGATTGGTGGCCTTGATATTCTACAATTTACATTAATCCGTGTTAACAATGCTTGGACTGTTACTGGAATATTATCTAAACACGGAGTATAATAAATGACTATAACATCAGGATTACCGATAGCATCTGCAAATTCACTAGGTGGAGTCATTCCAGACGGTTCGACAATTACTATCGACCAAAACGGAGTTATTAGCGCCGCAAGTACTGGATCTTTTGTAAGTCCATCATTAACCGGCGTTACTACTGTTCAACATTTAATTGAAATTATTACACCAAAGACTGGTGCAACTGGAACTGTAGAACATAACCTAGATCAAGGTAGCAGTATTTTTTATCATAGTAACGTTGCTGATAATTTTACAGCAAACTTTACAGGATTGCCAACAACGGATGGTCGCAGTTATCTTATTACTCTTATTATCGCCCAAGGCGGTACAGCATTTATTCCACACGGCGTGAACATCAACGGTGTAAGTCAAAACATCTATTGGAACAATAATACACAACCATCTGGAACAGCAAATAAAAAAGAATTCTTTACATTTACATTGTTAAGAACAGGCGGCAGCTGGATTGTAACTGCTGACTCATCAACATTCGGTTAATAATATGGCTTTAAATTTTCCAGCACAACCATATGAGAATCAACAAGTAAGTGCAGACGGCAACGTTTGGATTTGGGACGGTGTCGCCTGGAATTTATTACCAGACACATCTAATCCACAAGGATATCAAACTGCTACTGACGTAACTGACGCATTAGTCGGTTATGCAACTGAACAATATGTTCAAAACGAACTCGACGCATTAGTTGGTCCAGTTATTCCAACTAAAGTAAGCGACTTAACTAACGATTCAGGATATATTACATCCAGTGCATTAAGTGGGTATGCTACAACATCTGCTGTATCCAGTGCGTATGCTCTTAAAGGACAACAGTTTTATTTAGGTACTACTGCGATTGCTATTAACAGATCGAGCGGTGTGATTACACTTAATAATGTAAGCATTGATGGTTCTTCCGCATCTGCGTCTACAGTACCTGCAAGTGGTATTACTGGCACAACATTACCTAGTAGTGTTGTAAATTCTAGTCTAACTAGCGTAGGTACATTAACAAACTTAACCGTTACCGGTGACGTAACGGTAAATAGTGGGATTACTGCAACTGGCGATATTACAGCTAATTCAAATGTTGTAATACCGACTGCACCAACCGCAACAACACATGCGGCAAACAAACAATATGTTGACACTAGAGCTATAGCGTTTGCTGTAGGAATGAGTTAAACAAGGAAATATTTAGATGGCTAAGAAACAGATAACAAGTTATAAATTTACACCAGGTGCAACTCCGCAAGTTGACTCATACCCAGACGCGGTATCTTTACTTGATGCAAACAAAAAGTTTCTTCAAGAAGAAGTAATTGCTTATATTGCTTATAACGTAACAAACAATATTGCACCGTTTGTATACTATACATACAATGCAGAAAAATGTCGTAGAGACGTTAGCTATATCCTAGAAGGGTACATCAGTGACTTGCGTCATAATAGCAATAGACAAACTGTACATAACGCTAGTAAATATTTTGAAAATGGAATCCCTCAAGTAGACGGTGACAGAAGTCCTGAAATCGCCGCGCATACCTTTCTTAAAAACTTAATCATTAACTTTGTATTCCAAAACGTTGCTTATACTAGTTTACAAGTAATTCAAACACAGGTTATTGACAACTCGTTAACACCAGAAGATGATGGTATTTCTTTATTAGGAACAATTTCCACATCACTGATTAACGTACTTACTAACGGTTTATCAAGTTTGCCTGCTATCACAGCACGTCGTGGTTATGTTAAGTTTCCTGGGTTTTACAAGCTGAAAGATATTTTATTAGTTACCAATACCACACGCAACGTTATCATGTATAACTTTGCTGACCCAAGTGCGAAAGCAGAAATTACTTATAGTGAAAACTATGATAGTGATTTTCCTGCGGCATTGTATGGAGTGGAGAAGATTACAACATTAATATTTGACATTGACACTAGTAACATGATGGTTACTGATAACATTCAAATTTTCGTTGAATCAAAATCGCAAGAAGTTAGATTAAATCCAATCGCTAACGATGCAATGGAACGTATGAAAGTTGGTATCCCGCAATCCATGCTTGATGCTGACTTTGAATACGGATTACAACCAACCAAGTGGCAGACAATTTCGTTTATGCGTGGTTACCCATCTGTATATGAAATTCCAGGCAGTGATATGGCAATCAGTTCTGTTACTACTGATGCTTCAGTAAGTACTAGCGATAC